TGTGTACTACATGCTACCTGCCAGCCCGTGTTTCCACGACAGGTACTCACGATTTAACCACTAGGGTCTGTCTTCCGACTGCTGGACTGGAACGCGTGATCGCTCCTGACACTAAAAGAGGATAGAAACCGTTTTTCTTATATATACGAACAACAACAAGCTTGCTATGCACCACCTCCTGCGGAGACACACCTTGATCACGCAGCCCCCGGGGTGGAATGGGGACCACAAGTGTGAAACTGCCAATACACGCTTACATGTTTTCAGACAAATTTTTGTTTTAGTTGAGACGGTTTTCTCACAAAGACAAGGCACACTATATATGCAAGCCAGCGAGGGTGACTACAAAACTGATGTCCATATGTGCGACGCTAACCCCCGCAGTGGGCACGTACGAGCTGTACCATTGAAGGTAACCGTTGTACTTGTCCTGCGAAGGGCCAGTGTGCGACGTATTGCACCACGTATTTCTGTAACTCATCGGTTGGAACGAGAACTCCTTTTCCTCAGTCTGATTCGTGGCGATATGATTCCTACTCATCATCACCTCGTTCAAAGACGTGGGATCGGGGATTTCAACACCATCATAGGAAGGTTCATAGCCAACAGCCGTTAGCGCACCCACAGTCAGGGGCACCGTTGGAATCAGCTTGACAGAGATGCTGTTCACAATGAAATACTCGTAGGACTCAGCCAATCCTGCAAGAGCAGGTACGAGGTTCACCAATGAGGGAGCACCACCCAACGAAGTTGGGGTCAGGAACAAACTTCCTTTAGTGGTCGAGGCTCCTGCCACAATGGACAGCAAACCGCGCCCTCTAATAGAGGTGGAATCGGAACTCAACCGATTATATGGGGACGGCAATCGTGTTTGCACCATCCGCTGCTTGCCATACACAGCGCGGCGACGTGAAGTTTTACGGGTATTCTTAGTCATGTTGTAAAATTTCGTTCCCGGGATAACGAAAAACAACCTGATCGCGGTCAAACTCGCCGCTGAATTCTCCTATTTCTGCATTCCGCAAAAACTTCTCCATCTCCACCTGCCTATGCGGCAAAAGGCCAAACGCCATATAGAAGCTTACACGTGCCTCATCATTGACGATTGCGGTTTCTGAACTGGTACGGGCGAATTTATGAGGATTAATTTCAACAAATTTCCTAGAAGCACGCCCGTTGCGCTTCATCATCCGGTAGAACTCTTCCAACACTGGCACGCCTGAGTTAAGCGAGATGCCTCCACTACCAACGGCATGGAACCACTTCCTCAGAGCGCCAATGTTCTGTACAGGGGTCAAACACATTGTGTCTTTCTTCAACACTGTGCTCGGCACCCGAATCATACGCCACCCGGTGCTCAACAACACCGGGTGCGTCTGACAGAACTCCACCTCCTCAAACTGGAAGCACGTAGCCTCAACAGTCAATTCAAAACCTTTCACGCGGAACCACTCATCCACACGCGCACGGAACACCTCCAGAGACGACCTGTCCATAAACACAACACAGTCATCCCCATTGTTCGCCAACTCTACATCCAACCCGAGTTCCTTAGCATACGCGAACACCAATCCACACATGATGATGCAGTTTCCGAGGGAGGTATTAACGTCACCAGAGCAACGCGTACCTTTCATTTGGAACTCAACCTTGCCATCAAGACAATACGCTGTTCCCGAATTCCTCAACTGCCACGTCAGCACCTTCGCTAACTCTGGAGATTTCCAGTACTCATTGTAAAAGCTGTGCTCATACTTGAGTGCTGTTTGACTCACATGCATATCGAACTTGGTTGCATCAAGTCCAACAGCAACAGGGTTAGCAAACCGATCCCACTTCCGCCGTAGGATTCTGGCCGACTCATCAGCATCAAAGCCCTTAATCACTGTCGCCCCACTGGCCGACCCGAAGGCTTTATTGATGCTTGTGAAGACATGGTGCTCCATGTGCTTCAGGTACCTCCCCAGGTTCAGATTGTAGCGTGCCGTGCGCGGATTAATAATCCGCGGAGCCTTGCTCACATCCTGCTTTTCGAACTTCACGAACGAGCTGAGTCTCGAGTCCTTGAAACTCAGCTTTGCCTTCTCGAATGACTCTAAGGCTCGTTGGTACACTTTCCGCTTTTGAGCCGGGAAAAGACTAACCGTTTCGGTCAGCGTTAGCACGGGAAGCTTAGGCATGTACGCGAGCACTGAACGTCTAAATCTCTTTAGCCATTTCGAGTCGTACGCTCCGTTCTGGACGGGCAGTGCAGGGCGAAATCCCTGACTGGTTTTGCACAAAAAATAACGTTCTACGAACGCCCTTTGCACTGCCCCGATACTGTTGTTGTAAACCCCTAAGTTGTGATCAGGGGAAAAACCAGGAACAACAGTGTAAACCCTGGTTTTATGCGGTAGCCCGTTCGGATGCGCACACAACTTACCGTGACAATTGGTTTTGACTCTTTCCAACAGAGCATCATCAACACCAGTGTCACAGCCGCGCACCCTCGCCGGGCGTCCTCAAAAGCGTGCAAACGCTGGTTCCTTGGGCTCATAAAACCCAATTAACCAACGCAGCCACGCTGGAAGACGCTGCTGGCTTGCAACCACCTCATCGAACAACCCCTCGTTAAAGAAGGTGTCCAACACGATGGCGCGGTGTGCTTCAAGGACACACAGACGGACATCACGGGCTCGCGAGATGCGCCGGTACTCAGCCTCGGCCAACTTAACGTTAACCTGGCTTTTCTCCAGTCGCCCCAACGCTGCTCTCAAAGCGAGCACCATGACCGCAGCAAATTTGGAACTGTGCAGGATGTTAGTCTTGCCAAACCTAACTCCCTCCCCAGCCTCCTCCACTCCATTCAACAAACGATCCAAGGGATCCGAACCATCCGCGGTTGGCAACCCTCTTTCCAGTTCGCGTCGAATATTGTGGCGCTGGTGCACATACACCGGATACAACACCGGCACGCCAAGCCCCATGGCGCTCATGAGCGAATAGACGCGCCAATTCATGATGCGTCGAACGTAGTCCTTAGGGTGATCAGCCCCATTGCGGTGAAGGATTATGCTCATGGTGGGTCAGAGGTATAGTCGTGATCAATTCTTA